GTGCATCGTAAGTGTTCCCCATCTTCCTAGATCACCCTGGAGTCCAACCCAGGGCGAGGCGGCTCCCAGCCGCCAAACGATTCGATGATCCCTGCATAACTGTAGGGATTGTGGCTTCGTTTCGTCTCTGATCGAACCATCGCATATATCTATACTCTTCGTACTCAAACGAAGTAGGTACGGACTCTATGCGAAGTTTGGGCATGAGCGCTTTGAAAAAGATCTTTTGGTAGTCCAACGAAAGTTGGTAACCACCGCAGAAAGATCCGCTACTGCGCAAATGATCGTTGACAGGGTTGTAGGAGTAAATCCCAAAACCCACGTCGCGATCACTTGTAAATAGGATGGCTCGTTTGGAGTCACCTAAGTACAGTATCGAACTCTGAACAATACGCTTTAACCCAAAATAGCCGTAGTCTCCTGCTCTATTAACAAGAGCGATACACGAAAGAAAGAAAGATGCATCCTTTAAAGAGCATCGACCTTCCAGAGTGTATCTAATAGGAGTCACGTCGTAACCGTTGAGGTAGAACTTACCACACGATTCACGAAATGATTGGGCTCCAGTGAATGACTTTGAAGTATTCACTGAGAATCCAAACTGCGAAAGTAAGTCGATCAGTATAGCCGTTGCCGACGAGTCGACAATTAAGTCGTCGCCGTAAACGGTTATAGGTTGATACCTGTGTGAGGCCGGATGAATAAAACCCTCCGATGGGCAGATCTTATATTCTATGAAGAATATTATAGACCTGTTCAAAGCGGGACTAAACTCTTCCGACTCCAACTCGTGGGTATGAATCCACGTATCACGCAGCATATACGAATAGATGCATAAAGCGGTGAAAACAATGCACTGAATAGGGAAGCATAATGCTGACCCCATCGGTGCAAATTTGTTAAGCCGCCGTACGCTACCATCCGGACATGTCACGTACTCAGACCTCGTGAAATCTAGCCATTCGACTATCCAATCTGGAAAAATCGAACTGACTAGATCCCAGGACACGGAATCAGAAGCGGATGAGAGATCGATTGTATCGACATCATTCGTCACTGAACCGTACCGGCATGCTCGTTGAGAGAGAGTTTGATCTCTCAGATCAACAAAGCGAGACATAAGGTCAATGTCAAAATTACGTGAGAAAGAGCGAAATAGTGCTTGTTGGACAAACATAACACTGTTCGGCTCCATGCAGATCGACCGATATTTAGATTTGTCTTTGTAGACAAACTTTAGTCGGGCGTCCGCATGCTCACGCACCTCCACCTCCCGATAGAATTCGAGAGGAAAGCTATTGTACAGCTCATTTCGAAAGCTGCGCAATATAGACCCCAGTTGGGGATCGATCTCAAGGCCACAAGCCTTTTTGACCGGGCCCTTAATACCAGGCTCGCTTACCTTACCAGGGCCAAATTTTGGCATGGAAGAAAGCAAGTCGATACCATCGACTAAGGCATGGACTATGTTGCGTAATGCAAGTAGCCCAGCCTCGTTGAAACAGAGTCTAGATAGTTTATCCTCCACTAGTTCCCAGTCGCGGAATGCGACGGAAGCTAGATTTGGATCGTCAAATTTCAGCTTCTTACCGAAAAGTAGGAAGCTGACGATAAAACGACCCAGGAGAGGATCTCTGCTCTTAGTATATTCGATATACTCCTTGTAAATAGGAGTATCGCGAAATCCATCGAGCCAATTCTCGGTAAGAGAAAGTGGCCCGACGACTGCCTCATTTCTGAGGAAGAGGTCGCAAAGAGCAGAATACGCTCGGATAGTTAAGTCCAAGCCGTGAATAGTCAAGTTTTTAAGAAACTTGGTATATACGGTGAGGGGCTTTAATCCGTTCGCATTGAGAGGACTATCACTAAGGAGACCAATCCAACTAGTAAGGAAATGGCGTATAAGACGCATATTCCGCTTGGCTGGGTTGGACTTGCAGCTAGCGATAATGATGTTTTCATTGATCACTAACCGACGCATCCCCTCGCGGCATTTAACCACGAGCGAGGTAACGTCAGCCAAGGATCGTTGTGACACCAAAACCCGCCAACTGCGAGAGACGAGCTAAAGAAACAGGTTCGCCCGCCGACACCGTGATTAGGAGAACAGCGAGAAGGTTCTCGACCATCATCCACACATCGGCATCTTCGAACTGAATTGTTGCTGGCACGTTCAGGGTGAGCACAGCAGAGATGGGCTTGATGTCTGAAAGGACACCATCCACCTCAGTGCGAGCCCACGAATTGAACGCAATCAAACAATTGCGAGTGTTAGGCGTCCCCGTCAACGGGTCCAGACCAAGTTTGGCCTGAACCACAACTGTTGAGGGATAACGCTGATCACCTGACGCAATTGAGTAGGTTGTCTTGAAACCGTTCTTCACGGCCTCAGTTCCAACCTTTGCGAAGAGAGCATCAGCAAGCTTGTTGATGTTGATCGCAAGATCTGAGCCACCACCTGTACGATCGATTGAAAATACGGTCGTCATTTGAATTTCACCTTTCGTGAAACAAGAATGCCGCATACCGCGGCAGGACTAGGTTAGTCCGATAAGGAGAGACCCTACAATATGCCAAGGAGGCTTATTGACTGGAGCTCCAAAATCGAACCGTGTATAACGGCCTAGAGGTACAAACCGAGAGACTTCCCGGATATATACCACCAGGATATCCGACCCAACAGGGTCAGATCTAAAGAGATCGTAGCGACTTAGTTCATCATCCTGTAAAGGAGAGATGAACTTGTAGCTATGAACAACCGACTTGATATCGAGAGCACTCAGTATCGAGAAATTCTCGAGGGACTTTAAGCGTGCCGAAAGGTTTAAGAACCAATTGACAGCAAAAGTCCACTGAATGAGATCGAATATCGAGGAAGCACTGGGTAACACACCTAGTGCTTTAAGGTCGAGGATCTTAGTTAAAGGTCCTCCTGGATACGAATTGACATTAAAAGTCGATCGTGTTTGTACAATCGAATCCTTTCTGCCAAATGTACCTTCAGGGAACGTGTACATAAAGTTGCCATGGGCTTTCAAGGGCTCATGCTCAAGATTATGTAAACGGTCTATAATACGGCCGATCTTGGGAAGAACGTCGGTAATCAACGCAATCAAACCTCTTGTGCTAAAGTTGAACTTTAAGTTCTCAGAAGCCAAGAGTTTCAAAAGGTCTACTATCGACGTGATCTTAAAATCAGCGATAATCGTCCGTAGTGCAGCTAACATCCCTTTTAGATCGGGGATGGAACCTGCAATCTCGGGTAATTTCTGGAGAGTCTGTAAGAGATTCCCAGAGATCCCGGATAACGCATCCTGAACAGCGTCCGACGAACTTATGTATGCCGAAGGGCGTATATCGGGTAGGATCATCCGGATGGATGACTCGAACTCGGTCAGAGGCGAGCGATTGTAGAGACGGGCCAGCAATTGCTGGTCGTAGTTTCTAGAAGAGTAAACCTCTGTGGAAAAATTCCAATACGTTTCGACGACACCAGTATATGACATCACTAAGCCATTGGTATAATAACCAGCCCAGTCATACCAACCGCCATGAGAGGCGATGGTAGCCTGGAAAGCATAGTGGATGTCATGCAGCCTAGTCGTCTGGATAACGCCATCTGGCGCATCACCATCAAACACAGGCTGAATGAACTCGGGATATATGTCGACAACAACCGTATACGTTGACGCATTGGCTGGATTAGTCAATACGCCAGGGTAGTCGGGAGAATTGTTGACCTTAGCCGAGTAAGTGATCCTATACCCCCATGTTCCGATCTTAGTATAATCAAACGACGTAACATCGTAGTCATACCAAGTATACCCGTCGAATCCGACACCATGCAGCTCGTGAGCTTGAACCATAAGTCCAAGTTCAGCAAGTCGCACGTGAAGGAACGAGAAAGGTCTCCCGTAGAGATCTCGATAGTGGACTCCATAAGTGGGTCCAAGAGGCGTGGTCGCACGATTGATCCATGATGGAGCGTAATCAGCTGCAAAGCTGTACGCACTAAAATGATGATTATTCGTTCGAGCACACTTCACGTTGACCCCAGAAGGGTCATCGCTAAAGAGTTGAACACCGGGAGGGGTGAGAGTATAATCGCCGATCCATTTAGAATGCACAACCTCTTTCTCGGAGGAAAGGGCATTTCTAGACGGAACGGTAATACCCAGAAAATCAAGAAACAACCTGAAACTAGAGAAAATACTGCCATAACGGCGGTAATCTTCAGTAAGATCAGGAGGTAATTGGTTAATGGGTGGTCGGAGCTCATGTTCATTCTCAAATGACAACGAGCCGACCCGGTACTCATGGGTCAAGTCCGTTACCAGCTGAGGGCCAGTATAGAGCTTGGTACTGGTTAAGAATCCTATAATAGGATCCCCCTGAGCTAAGATAGACAGTGCAGTAGTGCCAGCATAAAGGTTGGGGTTGTGGAGTTGAGGCATCCAATAGTTAAGGTCGACGACAAATCGGCCTTGATTACCAAATACTTTCATCTTCACACTCCTATAGCCTGTCCAAATTAGTGATAGGTGAGGGTCCCCTAACGGGGAC